GGAAACAGTGTACAATGTTGAAAGTAGAGACTTCTGAAAGAGTATTTAGACGGGGTTCGAACCATGGACTCATCGTTTGAGTAGACTTAGAAGTCATCATCTTAGCTATTCAGGCTAAATGTCCTAGTGACAATACTAATTTACACCGATATTTATATTTTTAAAAGAGAACTTCATATAAGTAAACTACTTCATAACGCCATTTGCTTGCATACTGCGAAGCAATCGATGGCCAACTGCTTAAGAAAAGCGGGTTCGCGTGAGCGAGCCCAAGATCCGAATGCGGCCATTAACTATGGTCGCATTTGGAACTTGGTGGCTTAGCCAAACCTTTTATCTATCCTCCTCCTCCTCCTCCCAACTCCCGCTTAATATTACGCGGGAGTTGGTGAGTGCCTTGTTCCTACAAGGCGCGATAATTTACCTATATAAACCTCTGGTGAGGATACTTTCGGTAGAAAGTATCCGAAAAATTTTATTTTTTTATGGCTCGTTTACCTCTTACTCCTCGTACTCCTCGTACTCCTGCTCGTCGAACACCATCACGAAGTTATGGTGATCGTTTAAATAGTCTTGGTAACAGAGCTCGCAAACGATTGCGAGAAATTGCAATGCGTACGCCTGCTGGCCAAGTGGCCAATTTAGCGTACCGTGGAACCAAGTCTTTTAACCCGTTTGTGTCTAAAAAGAAGAAGAAATCTAAAAGTGTTGGGTTTAATTTGTCTGGTGTATATCAAGGCAAATTTAAGAAGGGTAAAAGACCTAAAGTTAACCAAGCTTTAAACCTTGGGTTTGTTCACACAACCGAGGTTACTGGATCAGTAGTTGATCCTAATTGTGTTTATATTGGGCATTCTAGTGCTGCCCCACATCAATGTTTAGAATTGATTGCTCAATCTATGATAAGGAAGTTGTTTAAAAAGGCCGGTTTGAATATTATTCAAATTGATGCTAATTTACCGGGTTATGCAGCTGCATTTACCGGTAATACTGATTGTTGGAGATTAGAAATTGTTCGTCAAAATCCAGAAACTGGTGGTATTGAGACTAATACTTATGATACTGTCAATAATGACAGTATTTATAGAATTGTTGGTAATAGAACAAATGGTATTGTACCAGCATGGACTGGTTTAATGCAACGTCTTGAGTTGTATTGTAATCCTGGTAATGAAGGAACTTTGTGGGAACTAGTGGAATTGAATCTTTATTATAAGGATATTAGTTTGGATGCTCGTTTTCCAATTTTGAAATCTCGTATGAGATTAGCATTGGAAAATGTCCATTTGTCCTTTAAATCTGAATTGAAAATCCAAAATAGAAGTAGAGCAGCTGGTGGTTCTACCCAAGCTGATGACGTCTCTAATAATCCTTTAGAAGGACGTTTTTACCGGTTTAATACCGGTGTACCGCGCACCAATTTGACTTTTAAAGATCAGCCATTTGTGAATGCTTTACCTGAAATGACTGGTGTTATTTTACATAGAGCTGGTTTATTGCCTCAGGGTTTGAAAGAACCACCTGAGCCCAGGATTTTTACATCAGTTAAAAGTGCTGGTCGTATCAAATTGGAACCTGGTGGAATTAAAAAAGATGTTTTAACTTTTACCTATAAAGGAAAACTATTGAAAGTTCTGAAAGAATTTGGATTTACCACTCAGTTAGCATCACAGAGATTTAATAACAGAGTTAAAGGTGTGTCTAGTATGATTGCATTGGAAGACATGATTAATGTTAATATTGAACATGATATTATTATAGCTTATGAAGTGAATCGTGTACAAAGTTGTTATTTAACAACTGGTAAAGATAACCCAGCATTGGGTTATTTTTACACTCTTGATCAAACATTAATACCAACTGGATAATAAATTTATTGAGTTTCTAATCTTGTAAGGCCTTTTATATTAAAAACTAATACTCTTCTTTTTATAGCTGCATCGCTTGTATCAATTGGCAAATAATTGCTAGTGAAACATTTAAACACACCAGCAGGTATATTTGCAGTAGCATATCTGCAATGAATTGAACGAGGATCATTAAAATCAACTAAATGGATTTGAGACTGGCGTGGCCAATGTTTGAAATCAACGTCATCAAAGATAATGGATTTGTGGAAACCAGTGCGGAAGCATTTCAATTGATCGATATGAGAGACAAACAACGCTGGTTTGGGCATGTGCAATTTCGCCCAAGAAGTTTTGCCACATCCACTAGGTCCGTTAAGAATGAAAACCCTGTGTCGATTCGGATCGAAAGCGAATGCGGACAAAGCAGTACAAAGTCGACTCTTAATGGACAATTCATCTTCTGGAGAGAACTCGTTGATCGTGGATGTATCTGTTTTACAACGGGTCCAGAAGAAAGTGGCGTATTGATATGAAATACGTTCGAGTGCACACCAAGACATCCAGTCTTCTTCTTTTTCAAATTCTTGGCATTTGGATGATAAATCCACTTGTTTTTCTGGCTCAGTATCCATTTTCCACTCTTCAAAGTCGCCGTCTTTTTTGCAATACTGTTTGCAAGCATTCCAGTTACGAGGATCCTGTTTGTTTGGATGTTTTTCTTTAAAGTCGAAATATCTAACATTTCCTTTAACGATTTGTTCGTATTTGCAACAAACATGGACGTGTGGTGATCCGTCTTCGTGAAGTTCACGTCCGACAACAAATTCAACAAGTGTTCCTCTTGTACGTAAGAATGTAATAAGTTCTGCACAATTTTCGTGTCCGAATTGTGCGTAGGTAAGGAAGAATTGCTTGCCATTGTAAAAAGAAGGCATTAATTAAAATACGAAATTTCCGAAACGTTTTTCGGAATTATATCAACAAACCATAACCAAAAAATTAAGTATCTCTTTTATTATTTAGCTTGCAGTGACGACATGTTATTGGGCATTGGAAACAGTGTACAATGTTGAAAGTAGAGACTTCTGAAAGAGTATTTAGACGGGGTTCGAACCATGGACTCATCGTTTGAGTAGACTTAGAAGTCATCATCTTAGCTATTCAGGCTAAATG